AGAACAAATTAGCGAAGTCAATGCAATTCATAGAGCAGTTGATTAATGTAACAAAATCATTAGCAGAAACACCAACTGGTCAAGTTGATGAGGTTGTTAAAACAACAAACAATTTTAAAGAAGAAAAGAAACAAAATTACGATATCCTATTTTCATAAATAATTAAAACCCTAATAAAATGGCATTATCACTCGGTTCATTAACGTCGTATACTAAACAACTCGTTAAACCATTATTGACATCGGCTGTGTTCGATGCAAAGACACAACAATTAATAAAAGACGGAGGTATTGTTATTCCAAATGCAAAATCGGTAGTTGCAATTCCTTTGATGGATACTGATGCAGTATTTCAATCAGATAGTAGTTGTTCATTCGAGGCATCTGGAACTACATCATTCACTCAGCGTACAATTACGGTAGGTCGTATCAAAGTTGAAGAAAAAATCTGTCCAAAAGATTTGGAGGCATACTTCACACAAGAGGCATTGAAAGCTGGTTCTACTTACGAAGATTTCGGTAATGCTGATTTCCAATCTGCTTATTTGGCAAAAAAGAATGCAAGAATTTCTTCTCAGTTAGAAACTGCAATCTGGCAAGGAGATTCAACTGGTGCTACTGCTAATACAAACAAGTTTGATGGCTTATCAAAATTGATTGTTGCTGGTTCTCCAGTAGATGCAAACGTAACTGGTTATACTGGTGCAACTGGTACTATCTCTGCTATTACTCAAGCAAATGTTGTTGCATCTACAGAGGCAATCTACAAAGCAATTCCAGTAGCAGTATTAACAAAGGGAGATGTTAAAATCTTCGTTGGAAACGATTGGTACAGAATGTTGATTATGGCATACAGAGCATTGAACTTATTCTCATACAATCCACAAGATGCGAACGCAAGTTCATTTATCTTACCAGCAACTAATGTTGAAGTAGTTTCAACAAACGGATTGAATGGAACTGGAGATGCATTCGCAATTTCTTTGTCAAATATGGCAATCGCAGTTGATTTGGTTGACGAAGAAAATTCATACAGAATGTGGTACTCAGAAGATAATAACGATGTTCGTTTCAGAGCATCATTCAAATTCGGTGTGAATGTAGCATTTACAACTGAGTGTGTTAAGTTCATTTCTTCTATCTAATTAATTCAATAGGGTTGGGAGTAATCTCAACCCTTATTTAAAAATAAAAATATGCCTACTTGTAATATTACTTCTGGTTATTCAATAGAATGTCGCGACTCAGTTGGAGGCGTTGAAGTTGTTTATCTTATCGAGAATAGTGCGTTATACGATGCGTCTGGATTAAGTCGTGTGACTTCTGCATCTGGCGTTGTAACTGCATTAACAAAGAATACTGGTAAAAGATTTTGGAAATTTCAAGTACCAAGGTCAACTGCATCAACATCTAACGGAATCACTTCATCTCAAGAGAATGGAACATTCTTCTATACTCATCAAGTTATGTTTCCAATCAACCAAAGAGATGCAAGTACAAGAAACATCGTTCAAACATTAGCGAAGAATCGTTGCACATTTGTAACAAAAGAGGGAGATGGTGTTTACAGAATGTTTGGAGTTGAGTTTGGTTTGACATTGGATACAACTGAGGGTGGTAGTGGTACAGCATTAGGAGATAGAAATGGTTATATGCTTACATTCTCATCTCAAGAAAGAGAAGATTTCTTAGTAGTACCAGCGAACATCGCTGCGACTTTAGAAACTGCTGGAACTTAAATTTAGTAAATAATAAATTCCCTAAACCACCTACCTACGAAGTAGGTGGTTTTTTAGTTATGATTAATCTTACACTCGGCAATACTAACACGATAATAGTTACTCCAAAGGAGAACACTTCTTTGAATTTTATCTATTACAAAATCGTATTTACAAATCGAATAACTAAAGATGTAATCAACTTCTGGTTTACCGACACCAGCACCACAAATCGTTATCAGAAATGCACTATTGTTGTTAATACATATTTTGCTAACTTTGATACTGGATT